GGAGATTCCTGACAACTGTATCGATGAGACAATCATTGACACCAGCCGTTGGGCAGTGCATTATGAGGGTGTCTTCGAGTACGAGAAGAAGCATTACAAAGTTCAATGGCAGCAAGGTGCTACTGAATACCAGGAAGGCGAAGATCTTTGGTACGACGCAGATGTAATTGAAGCTGTAGAGGTTGTCAAGCTTCCTGTTGTCAAGTATGAATGGACTCCCGTCAGTGCCCTATGACATTCCACTTTATGAAGTGGATTCGATGTTCAATAATAGCTTTGAAACCACCTACAACTCTATTCGTGTAGAGATTGTACACACTTGGTTGGACCCTGAGGACAAGGAGCGCTATTACATCATCAAATGCCGAGAGGTATTCGATGAGTTGCGCTCTGGTAACGGAGGTTATAACCTAGCCTACAGTCCATGGATGCTGGTGGACGACATCAAGTTGGTAGACGGATTTTACCTGTACAAGTATTTCGAAGAGGAGTAAGAATGCTGGACCTGAATGTTGCTATTGACCCTGCTGATGTGCTTGACGCACTGATCCAGACGCGAGATGATGATGCTCTGTTCGAGTTCATCGTTGACCTTGACGCCATGATGGTGGACTGGGATTTCACTGAGCGTCTGTACAAGCATTTCAAGATGCTCCACAAGGAGTACAAGGATGAGCGTAACTACCTCAAGGAGCTGTATTCTCTATGAATTCCTGGTACCACGCTAAGTCTAGTGCGCATAAGTGGGGTGGTACTCCAGAAGATTACCTTGCCATTCATGAATTTATTGATTCGTCCAAGCAGGTAATCGGTGACGCTCGGCATCGTAGTCTGTATCACCACACACTGGGGGTCTTCCTTTGCCAGCAAATCTTTGGTAAGGTACTCCAGGTTGGACGCAAGGAAGTTCCTGTGCGACTTATTGCAGAGCAGCACATAGAAGAGGATCTTGGTTGGCTGCCTAGCCCCAAGGACTACATCGATGGTATGCTCCTAAAGCCTTGGATGTCTGGGGCAAAGCGTAAGGATCACGGTAGTTTTGACGATGTATTCAACAAGGAGAGTAATGGGTAAGTCTGATAACCGTACGTTTATGGGTATTCCTGTTGAGGGATACTACAACTTTGGTCGCAGCTATTACGACCAGCGTCCTATGGAGGAGCTGGTTCCTTATTTCAAGGAGGCATTTGCTAAGGGCATCAAGGCAATTGCATGGCGTCAGTACACTCCTTACTTCAATGATGGTGAGCCGTGTGAGTTTGGCGTTGGTGATATCTCTTACACCTCTAACCCGCACGTAGCAAACGCCTGGTTGAGGGAGGAAGACGGAGATGAGGACGACCGTTACGACGAGAACGGTGAGATCATCGCTGACTATGTGCCTACGGACTTCTACTCCTACGAGAAGCCATGGTCTGTGAAGTATCCTCACCCGGATGGTTTTGTAAAGGGTGATATTGTGTTTCCCAACATGAGTGAGTTTGAGCGTGTGCTGTGTGAGACTTTCGGAGATCATACTACTGTCGTTGTGACTCCTGACCGTGTTGTTCAGTTCGAATACGATCACGACTAAGGAATAAATGGCTACATCCTGGCAAGAAGAACTAAATAGAATGTTTCCCGGTTCTCGAACTCCTATTCTTCATAAGGAATTTCGAGAAGTCCAAGAGGAATACATTGAGAAATGGGATGACAAGCCTAATATCTTCACGGTCGGTGGAAAAGAGCAGGAGTTCTTTTCCATCGGCCAACTCGGCAAGGCACTTGGCAACAGGTCAAGTAACACCTTGCGTGCGTGGGAGAAAGAAGGTATCATCCCCAAGTCCCCATACGTCAAGCCCTCCAGCACGCCGAATGGTAGACGACGCATGTACACACGTGCTATGGTTGAGGGCCTGATCAAGATTGCTAGAGAGGAAGGCGTACTTTGGCCGCACAAAGGCGTAAGGTTGAGCGAGACGAAGTTCCAGCAGAGGGCACACGAACTGTTCCAGAGTTTGTTGAGACGCCAGTGACAGTTACGACTGATATACTTGGTGACACAATGAAGGTAGCGATTAGTCGTTCCTTCAAGGTCAACATGGGAGACTACGAGAGTGCAGACAGCTTCGCGTCTGTTACTGTAGAGGTTCCCACGGATACTGACCTGGGAGCCCTAAGCACACGGTTCGGCCATGTGCTAGACTCCATTCAGCATCCCGACATGACAATGTTCAAGATGCTGACCAAGCAGCCACGGTCAATTGCTAAGCAGGTTGACTTTAGCGCTGAGTAATTCCAACTAATTCCTGATATCGGCGTAAGTGCCAAACTAACTAGGAGAAATATTTATGGCTAAGATTACCCGCACTGCTGTTGTTGACGAGAACACTGAGGACTCCTACGAGGAGAACACTCAGGAGTCTTACGACGAGACTCCCGCTCGCCCTTCTGTTACCCGTAAGGTGAGCAAGGGCTGGGGCTCTGCTGGTGAGACTGAGGAGCGCCGTGAGACTGTCAAGGCTCCTTACATCGACTTCGGCAAGCAGTCTGGTGACAAGATCGTCAAGATTCTCGATGATGAGCCTGTGGCTCGTTGGCGTCGTCACTTTATTCCGGGTCGTCCTCCGATCTACTGCCACGGTGGCAACTGCCCGCTGTGCGCCAAGAACTACAAGGCGGCTGAGGTCTACCGTATCAACGTTGTTGAGATGAGTGACCCCAACTCTGCTACTGAGGACGGTTGGACTGTCAAGGTCTGGGACTTTACCTTCCCGGTTGCACGTGCTCTCCAGGGTTACATGGAGAAGATGGATCTCAATGACCCGCGTCGTTACTTCCAGCTCATGTACGTTCGTGGTAATGGTGTGACTGTTGTCCCGCTGAACCGCAGCATGGTGGAAGAGGAGTTCGGCATCATTCCGATGACTGACTCTGAGATTGAAGAGGCGCAGACTCGTTGCTATGGTGAGGAGACTGTGTTCATCAATACTCCGAGCAAGGTGGCTGAGATCGCTGAGGGTCTGTCCTACAACAAGGACACTAAGTAATTAATTGTTAAGCCCCCTGCCTTTAATTAGGTGGGGGGCTTTCCCATAGGAGGAATAGAAATGCACGTAAAGGTTTTAGTTGAAACTGATGTATGGATGACTGATCCTGGTGAGCCGCCCGACGTTGAATGGGGAAATCGAGAAAGCTATGACGGTAGAGTCGTAGACGTAGAGGTACAAAAGACCGATCTTCCAGTGGAAGAGAAGTGGTATGGAGATTCTGTATTCGAAATCGATACCGTAGTTGTTGACTATTCCACTGGTGACACCTTCGGTAGAGATGGTGGGTACTATCAGGTACTTGATGTCTTTGAAGACCCCAACCAGGCACAGGAACTCAAGCGTCTGGCAGAGGCGTACACCCATGACTATGGTAAGAGAGTGCAGCAGAGCCAGTTGACATACCTGGGCAAGAAATACTATGCTGGGTGGCTCGGGTACTTCGAGTGCGTCAATGAGATCGCTGTGTGGGAGTGCGATGTAAGAGACCCGAATTTCAGAAGAGGCCGTAAGCGATAGGGAGATAATGGAAGAGATTATCCTAGACGCTAAGCGTCTTAAGGAAGAGGTTGCTTATTTCCTCAAGCAGGATGCATTTGTATTCGACGTAGAAACAATGGATGGCAGTGAACCAGATACGCGAGGTGTTCCGGCACGGAACCGAGTGGTGTGGATTGGGCTGGCTACTTATGGTCGCTCTATTGTCATTCCCATGGGACACCCTAATGGAAATGTACTTCTAAAGAAGGAATACCGGAAGAAGAATAAGGAGACAGGGAAGTTCGAGAATTTCCCTCCGACCTTTGATGCTCCTCCGACTCAGCTCAAGCCCTCCGTGGTCTATGAGATTCTGCGTCCGCTGTTCTTCCATCCTGAGATCATTAAGATTGCTCACAGTGAAACCTTTGATGCTGCGTCAATGTACGATGGCTTTGGGGATATTCCCTGTGGCCCGTACACTGACACCATTGTCATGCAGTGGGGTATCGATGAGAACATTGGCGAGTTCACCTATGGATGGCGTAAGCGTCCTATGAACAAGGGTCTCAAGGTACTTACCAAGTGGTACTTCGGAGTCGATTACGACAAGGAAGAGGTTGGTAAGTGCATTGAGAAGCACGAGTTCATCAAGGTAGCTCGCTATCTTCTCTATGACGTTCGTAAGGACTGGCTGCTCTACCGCAAGTTCCGTCAGATGGTGTCTCAGGAGGACGTAGAGGCCATTCTGGGGCTCGAAAACCAGGTGACTGAGGTCTGCTCCCAGATGCGTGTCATCGGGGCTCCTGTGGACGTTCAGGCGATTCTGGATCTGGAGAAGGATCTCTCAGCACGACTGGAAGTTCTTGAGGCAAATGTATATCGTGCGGCTGGAAAGCTGTTCAATATCAACTCCTCTCAGCAGAAATGCGAGATCCTTTATGGACCTAAGAAGGAAGGTGGTCAGGGACTAAAGCCTTTCAAGCTGACTGATGGCGGGAAGAAGAAAAAGCAGAGGCACGAAGAGCTGACCATTCTGGATTACTCCACGGATGCAGAGTCACTAAAGTCATTCGAAGGTAATCCAGTAGTTGATGCGCTACTGGCTTATGCAGAAGTCAATAAGCTCCTGAGTACATACGTGTATGGATACTTGGGAGTGGAAGGCAACGATAAGAAGCCGTGTCGTATCTTCGATGGTCGTATCTTTACTGACCTGGTGCAGTACGGTACTCTGACTGGACGTTTCTCTTCCCGTGAACCTAATCTCCAGAACATTCCTGCACCCAAGACTGAGCTGGGTAAGAAGGTCCGTGGTCTGTTCGCTCCGCCTGAGGGATATAAGTTCCTTGTGGCTGACTACGCACAGATGGAGCTTCGAGTCCTTGCCTCCATGATTGGGTATGGTGGTCTTTACGATGGTTTCCATGCAGGGATTGACGCACACACGCAGACAGCAGCGCTGGTCTTCGGTGTAGCTGTTGCAGATGTAGAGAAGTGGATGCGAGATGCAGCCAAGACTCTGAACTTCGCTATTGTTTATGGTGCTCAGGCTCCTAAGATTGCGAAGACGCTGAATATTACAGTGGAAGAGGCTAATAAGCTTCTCGATGACCACCGAATTGCATTCCCAGAGATTTATGAATGGAAGGATAAGATTGTTGCTCTTGCGCAGAAGCGCGGGCGCAATGGAACTCCGTTCATTCGTACCATCCTTGGGCGTAAGCGTCGTGTGTGGGAGATCGTTCCCCGTATTGCTGAGCAGGAAGCCGTTAACCTCCCGTGGTATGAGCCTGAGCGTCACAGCAGTGCTGTTCGCTCGGTGCTGGCACGTGGAGAGCGACAGGTCATCAACTCTTTGGTTCAGGGATCACTAGGTGATATCATCAAGCTTGCGATGATTCGCATGCACAAGGCTACCCGAGAGGATGCCAAGCTGAATCCGGGTCGAGAGATCCATATGATTCTGTCTGTGCACGATGAGCTAGTCATTCAGTGTCCTGATGACAGGATCGAAGAGGGCTGTGCAATGCTCCTGGAAGCTATGTCTGGGACAGAGATTCAGGATCTCATCAAGGTACCACTGGCAATGACTAGGGAGAAGATTGCTGTAGTAAGCAACTGGGCAGATGCGAAGGATTAATGTACGATCCATTTGAAGAAGTCGAGCCTGTAGAGGAGATTGATCCTCTACAGCAGCTCGCCATGGAAATATCCCGTTCAATGACATGGGATATGCTCGGTCCAATCAAAATGCAGAAGGACCCAATTCGATTCGGCCAGAATCCTGCCAGCCTTGATGTCCTTGAGGCAGAGGCTAGGGAAATGTGGGGCCGAAAGAATTCCCTTCTGCCTTTTGGCTTGGACTTCCCCTTCCTGTGCTATATGGCATCGGAAGCAGCCTCTTACGCTCTGATTAATAGTGACGACGCTATGAAATTACTGAGCGAGGAGGATAAAATGAAGTTCCGTTTCCACAATTACAAACTAGGAACTGCGATTGCGGAAGCGGTTGTTTCCCACATGCTCCAAAGAGGGCTAATCACATACGGAGAACACAATGAGTTTCTGGGCTAACAAGTTAAACGGACAGACACCACCCCCACAGCCAGTGAGCAGGGAATTATACGGACTGTATCAGCCGGTACATACCCCACAACCTGAACCACAGCAACCAAGTATCCCGCAGTACGTACCAACTGCTGCGACTACGAAGGGATCTATATGTGGTGGCTGTGGTTCTGATACGATCCTAATACTGCCTGGAAATCATGTGTCAGCCTGTGGTGAATGTGGTTGGCATCCCCGTTTCCAGCAGTCTACTTATGGCCTGAATGCACCCACTGACAGAAGCCAGGCAGCGACGCCTGCACGTCAGAATGATTCAGGCCAATCTCTTTCTGCCAGCATTGCCGAATTGAATGCTGGTGGCGGCATCCATATCTAATTACTATCCCAGCGGAGTATTAATCTATGACTAAGATGAGTCCTTATCAGTCCTTCATTGCCACTTCTAGATATGCCCGCTGGGATGATGAGAAGGAGCGTCGTGAGACATGGGACGAAACTGTTGATCGCTACATGGCAGCAATGGATAAGCAGGCCATTAAGCATGGTTACATTATGGAAGAGGAGATTCACGAATTCCTACGTGATAGCTTCCATGACCTAGAAGCCTTCGGATCTATGCGTGCATTGATGACTGCTGGTCCTGCACTGGATCGATCCAACATTGCAGGATACAACTGTTCCTATCTTCCTATTGATGACATGGTTGCTTTCGATGAGTTGCTGTACATCCTTATGAATGGCACGGGTGTGGGATTCTCTGTAGAGAAGAAGTATGTAGACCAACTGCCCACAGTCATGACTCCGTACTACTCTGGAGACCATGGGACCATTGTCGTGGAGGACTCCAAGGAGGGTTGGGCAAAGGCTCTGAGAGAGCTTGTAAGCTCCTTGTATCAGGGCTTCTACCCCGACTGGGATACCAGCGCTGTTCGCCCCGCAGGAAGCCGTTTGAAGACGTTTGGAGGCCGTTCCTCCGGACCTGAGCCACTGGAAGAACTCTTTGAGTTTGTCTCCGAGAAGTTCTCTGGTGCTCAGGGCCGTAAGTTGACTACACTTGAGGTCTTTGATATCGTCTGCAAGATTGCATCGGTTGTTGTAGTGGGTGGCGTCCGTCGCTCTGCTCTGATAGGCTTGACTGATCTATCAGACAATGACTTGGCTACAGCTAAGTCCGGACAATGGTGGGAGGACCACCCCTATCGTGCACTATGCAATATCTCTGCGGTATATGAAACACGTCCTTCACTCTCTACATTTATGGGTGAGTGGAAGAATATCTATGATTCAAACTCGGGTGAGAGAGGCATCTTCAACCGAGAGGCTAGCCAGAAGCAGGCAGCAAAGTATGGAAGACGCTCTCCGGATATCGATTACGGAACTAATCCATGCTCAGAGATAATTCTGCGTCCGTATCAATTCTGTAATCTCTCCACCGTAATTGTGGGAGAGGGCGAC